CTCGCGCGCCTTCTCGATCGGGAGGAGCCGGCCCTCGGCGACGTCGTTCTTCCGCTTCGCCTCCCGATACCGCTCGTTCCTCCACTTCTCCAGGGCCTCGCTCGTCTGGCCGTCGTCGAGGAGGGCGTCGTCTTCGGGCTCGGCCGCATGCTCCTGGAGCCACCGCTCCACGGCCGGGCGGGAATACAGGGAGGGCCGCCCTCCCTTCCCGGGCCGCGCCACGGGCAGCCCCTGGGCGACGTACCGCTGCCAGGTCCGCTCCGATTTCCCGTACAGGTCCTGGAGCTCGGCCGCGCTCGCGAGCCCCTCCGGCACCGGGCGGCGCCGGCGCTTCGGCTTCCGGGCACGAACGGAGGATCTCGTCTTCATCGGGCGGCCCGCCGGCGGTTATGGAGGATGACGCTCAGGCCCAGGCGGGACACGCGGACCCGCCCGCCCGAGAGAACCCGGCCCGGGGCGTAGGTCCGGACCCAGTGCTCCACGTACTCGTCGGTCTCCCCCCGGAGGAGCTCGCGGATCTGGCGGATCGTCAGCACGGTATGCAAGGTCCCCTCACCCCCCCCCGAGGGGGCTCTGAATGCCGCCGTCACCCCGATTTCACCCTGTCCATGTGCAAAAGTCACGAAAGCAAAGGGGCCCCATTCGCCCCCTTGGCCGGAAAGAACCTACCAATTTTCACAAAAGCCAAAATCCAGAGATTCTGCCGTGATGCGGTACATCAGCGACCACAGCCAAGGGCGGAACCGCCGCAGGTGAAGCAGTACCATCCGCTCCCGCGCTGCTCCATTGTGTGACCATCGCACCCGCAGCACCGATGGTCGGCCCGGAAGCGTTCCCTCACCGCTCGATTTGCGGCTTCAATGCGCTCGTTCTCCCTGTCGTCTTCTTCGGGTTTCATCGACTCCTCCTTTCGGTGAGTGGGTCAGCGATAATCGGCCTCTCGATTCCACTCTTAGAATCTATCCAGGCATTGTTTAGCCGCTGGACCATCTCTCCCCAGATGGCTCCAGCGGATTCCCAGGGGGGGGTCATGTTGGCCTTGTACAGGAAGGACTCTACGGCCTTCTGTAAGTCGCCAAGCCGTAGAAGCGCGACACCCAACTCCCTCCGAAGCTCCTCCGCGCACTCGACTGGGTTCCGCTCCCCGTGAGCGTAGCAATGCTGCTTGTTGGCCGCTACGTGGCTATCGCTCCAGAAGCTACAAGGTGTCATACTCACTCTTTCTTTTCAGCGCAAAGCGCCTCCCTGGCAACCTCTCGGATGATCTCCACCTCTTCGCACTTGTGGGAGAATGCCACCGTTGAGATCCGACCGAGGGTGGCTCGCAATGCTTCGACCTGGAGCTGTGACGCTCCAAGCTCCTTGTCCTTCTCGGCGATAACTTCGAGCAGACCCTTGATCTCTCGGTGCAAGTTCTCTGGGTTGAACAGTCCGTCGGTGAAGGTCTTGACTTGCCTTAGCGCCTTCGGGCTGTCCTTGCAGTTCTCGCACCAGAGGGTATTCGTAGTCGGCTTCCCGCAGACTAAGCAGGTCCACGGCACAGGAATGCAGTTAGCGACAAGCGGCAGGCAGGTGTGGACCGTGCCCGTACTTGAGTGATCCCCCGGCCACCAGTTCAGGCCGCATAGATTACACTTAGGCATAGCGTCACACGCCTTCTTCACTGACAACAGAATTCACAGGCGCATGATTTGTCATCGTGGCCAGCGGGGCTTTCGTGCGGACAGGCCATGTGTTGTCCCTTCCCGCAGAAGTCACAGGCGCCAGGATCTTCCGACTCTGGGAGGTGCTGCACGAGCGCCCACAGTTTCTTTAGGACCTCGCCATCTGTAAGAGTCATCTTATTCCTTCCGCGTGTTCCAGTTGAGCAGCGCCTCCAGCCTCGTCTGTCCGGAAACACAGGGGCGAACGCTGCACTCCTCGTTATCGCAACCGACCATTCTTTTCGTGGAGCGACCTCCATGCCATGGCTGGATGGTCGGCTGTTCCCCGCACCACGGGCACGGCTTCGCGTCTTCCAGGGTGAGAACTGTCGGGTCTTCCTTGGCTGTCTGAAGCATCGCTTTCTCCTTCACAAATACTCCTTCTTACCCTGCCTCAAATCGTGAGCGGCCCATCCAGGCAGCTTCCCCCTCCGAAGCCGCTTCGCCACAAACCGAGCGATTTCCTCGCTGTCGCACGTCCAGGTCGCGACCTTGTGGCCGCGATTATAGGCGTGGACTCGCCAAGACTTCTGACGGCCTTCGGGCTCGACGAGCAGGAATGTCACACTACCTCTTCTGCACTTACGTCTGAATGAAATCCTGATAATCCAACTCGTTCGCGATCTCCTTGAGCCACGCCCCGCAATCCCCCATTTCACAACGCCTGTCCTCACCTGCCGCCCGAAGCTCCAGAGATACCTCTCGAAGGGCAGCAGACGCTTGAATTGGAGTAAGCCCGCGTTCAACGAGAACCTTCAACAGCCGATCTCTCATCTATCCTCCTTTGGCACAGAATTAGTCGTGGGCGTATACGTCGTGGCACCAACATTCGCAGCTCCAGCCGTCTTTGCCCATCCAATGCGGTTCCTCGAAAACCAAGATCACCCGACACTCGGCTTGCTTGCAGTCTGGGCACATAGAACTAGCCTTTCGATTTTAGGCTCAGTTTGACGAGACGGTGAGGCCCGCAGTGACCCCAAGCCTGATGAGCGTCGGCCGCCTTCGCCTCGCGCTTCGTCTGTGCGATTCCATGAATCCCCCACGACTTACAGACCATCGCCCAGACCTGGCGAACGTATCCGCGTCCATCGGTGTAGACCATCATGAGTTCACCTAGCGCGCAATCACTACGGCCTTGTGTACGTCGATCAGCCGAACCGAAACCTTGGCCTGCGGATCTCCGATTCGATCCCGTACCCAATCAACGAGCATCTTCCGAAGCCTCTCACCGTAGATGCCTTGATCGAGGTACGGCTTCAAGTCAACCTCTTGTTTGAAGGACGGTTTCATAGACCTACCCTTTCGTCGCTCTCTTCAAACCTCCGGTCTTGTGACGAACCATCGTCCCATCACGCGGGCGCTGCTGGGTCGGCCTCCACGCCTCGGACTTGTCTGCGTAGAACGGGATCACTGCGGCGTCACCGTTCTTCCAGCGATGCCACCAGTACCAACCATCGAACGGGCTGTACTGAAGTGTGTTCTCGTGCATCGTTCACCCATTCTGACGTTCACGCTTCAGAAGCATGCCTCGCAACCGCAGTTCCCCGCGTGGTCGTTCTTGTTGTTCGGCTTCACCGTATCGGGGTGTTCTTTCCCGCATAGACACGCAATCTGCACGGACTCCTTTGGCTCGTGACTGTGGCCGTCGAGGAAAGGCGACCCAGTGCAGAAGATGTGATCCAGGTCTGCGGCCAACGCCGGGAACTTCTTACTGCATAGCATCGCGTAAACTTCCAACGCGGGACGGGCGAACTCGTCATGTGTCAGGTCCAGCACGAAGTACCTGCACTTCTCGTGCTTGCCCCCCGGCTCACTGGAGCCGTTCGTCCGCTTGACGGTGAACTTCTCGTACAGCCCACGTTCAGTGTCGTTCATCTCAAAGCCCCCACATTCTCAAGGGCTTCTCTGGAAAGAATCTCTGGGGAAGAAGGCCGGGCTCTTTAGCGCATCGCGCACAGAAAAGAAGCCTCATTCGGCACTCGAAGCCATCGTCAACGGGTTCGCTCATCTCGAATAGCCAGCACTTCTTGATTTGGTTGCATCGCTGGCAAAGCCCGTCAGTTTTCTTGCGCTTCACAGCACCGTCTCCATCCCGGCCAACGTCTCGGCCATGTCGGTGACGTGAGCGTACCTCTCGGTCATTTGGCTGGACGAGTGACCGGCAAAGACTTGGGCCTTGCGGATGTCCTTCGTGGCCTTGTAGATGGCCGTGATTGCGCCGTGCCGCGTGGAGTGAATCCCCCGACCGTACTTGTAGAGGCCGATCTCGGTCAGCAGCTCCCGCCAGCGCCGCTGCACGTTCCGAATCGAAGCGTGTCCTCCGATGCAGAATTGCTCCGTCCCCATCTCCTCGCCGCGCTTGCCCGTGTGCTCGATGAAGCACGGGGCCTGCTCGCCGGGGAACAGGAAGCCGTCCTCTACGCGCTCCGCAAGGGCCTTGATGAGATTGTGGATGCCGGGATTGACTTCGATGGGCTCGGGGTGCAGGTACTTCTTCTTGCGACGGATGACCAGGAGCCGAGTCGGGAGAACATCAGCCCTCTCCAGGTGCAGAATCTCCGACACGCGCAGGCCCGTGTTGATCCCGATGGCGATGACCTCGTACATGGGTGTGAGCCAGTAGGGGTCGTACTCGCCCAGCTCGCGGCACTTGGCGAGGATGATCCTGAACTCCTCCGGGGTGACGATCTTGGAATCGGACAGCGACCAGTCGGCGTGAGACTTGGGCATGGGTTGACCCTCCGCGTATGCACGCGAGAAGAGTAAACCCAAAGAGAAGCATACCCAGATCACGTTCATCGGTCAAGCCTCAGCGTCATACCCAAAGGTCAGTCACTCACCACGGCCGCTGTAATTCATCGAATCAAAATCTACGCCTGAACCTCTCTCCCTACGCAGGAATCCAACAGCACCCTCCCGACGTATTTCAGGTCGCGCCATCCCGCCAGCCGCCTGCCCCCGGGCCAGCTATCGACCAGCGTCACCCGGACCGTCGTACTCGTGGGCGTCAAGTAGAGGAGTTCGCGGCCGGCCGCTTTCGCCATTGAGGGACTGAACCATCCATAACCGATATTCTGGGCGCGAGACATCATCATTCCGCCTCCCCGCGCCGCCCGTTCCACGAGGCCACGGCGTCCAACCGAGAGTCCGCCACGGGCCCCGAGGCGTGACAAGGACCGGGACAATGGACCCAGAAGATGACACCCTTCATGTCGAGAGACTTGGCCAGCCGCCCGTTCACGGATCCGCAGAAGGGGCAGGCACCGAGGACCACAGGTTCGGCCACTGGAGGCTCCGATCGGGGATAGCCCGCGCTCGCCAGGGAGTCATAGGGAGGGGGAGTCGGGTCGGGCATCTAATCATCCTCCCGCTCACCGCTGGCCCGGCGCATCCGGTCGAGGCCAGATGGCCCTGCAGACGTCTGCAAAACGACGCATCCTGGGCACGGAACGAGCGGCGGGGGGTAGACCACCACGCGGTTCGGGTACACACGGACTACGGGTTTCTGGCCCGGGACCAGGCCACACCCCCGGCAGCGGGGACACCCAGGCTGTGGCTGTCGCCTCCGAAGGACCGGGGCGGCGGGACGGCGGGCGGGCCGCCTCATGGCCGCACCTCCTGGGGGGCCGCACAGGTGGGGCAGGGCTTGAAGGCCGTCGGGGCGCCCACGGGGGTCTGGCTGAGGTCGACGACGTGGCCATGGCCCCCGCACTGGGGACAGACCGGCTTCGTCGGCCGGCCCGACCGCGCTGGCACCTTGGCGTGGCCGTTCTGCAACGAGCGGATGACGGCGAAGAAGTCCGACGTCGGGTTCTCCCGAGCGGCGGCCCGGAGGCGCTCGGGCGTCACGCCCTGGCGGAAGAGGTCCCGAAAGGCCTGGACCTTGGCCGCGCGGTGCGGCCGTTCGAAGGGGCGAAAGGCCTCAAGCACGGCCTCCATGTCCGAGGCCTCGGGTGCGGGTTCTTGTGGACCATTCCCAGAAGATTCAGGCGGGGCGGCTCTACACCCCCCCGCTCCCTGTTCCCTGTTCCCTGTTCCCTGTTCCAGACAAGAACGTTCTACGAGGCCTCGGCGAACGTTCGCCGAATCTGGCGGCGGCGGTAGCTTGGAGTTTGATGGTTTGTCGATTCGCTCTTCGCTGTTAAACCTTGGCAGCCAGTAGTATCGGGCGCCGGCGACCCGGTAGAAGACGACGAGCGGCCCGTGCTCGTCGTGGACTGTCTCTAGCTCATGAAGGGCCGCCCTCCAGCCGCTCTTCGAGGTGTGCGGGGTCTGTGCGTGGAGTCTGCCCCAGATGTGCTCGGGGTCTCCGCGCCCTCTGCCTTGGTCGTCTGCCAGGGTCTTGAGGCCCAGATAGGTGAGTCGGGCGAGGAAGGAGCAGCGCCCGAGCTGCTCGTGGTCCCACCACTCCGGCTTGATCGTCCTAATCCTGGCCATAAAAACCACCTTCCAACGCGTGCACCCGGATGAACTCACGGGTGGCCTGAACCTGCGAATGGCACCAGGCGACGGCGAGGGCGTCCGCCTCGTCCGGGCCGAGGTCCCGCCGGCCGAAACGCAGGCCCATGACGAGGGCAACCGCGCTCTTGCAGGTCTGGCCCTGGCCGGTCGCGACCTGCTTGACGGCGGCGGGGGCGTAGAGCGCGATCGCGGCATGGGACGCGATCGCCGCTCCCATCATCAGGCCACGGGCCTCCGCCTGGTAGAGGACCGGGTCCGGGTTCCGGCGGCCGCTCCGCCCCCGATAGGCGCCGCCCGACTCGAAGGCCACGGAGTCGAGAGGTTGCTGGCGGAGGAGCTCCACGAACTCGGCGTAGAGCGAGGCCAGGCGCGCGGGCCGCGCGGCGCCGCGGGCCTCGATCACGCCACTCCGAACGTAGGTGGGGGACCTCGGCTTCGCGACGTCGAGCACCGCCCAGCCGACCCGGCGCGGCGAGGGGTCGACGCCCATCGTGAGATAACTCCGGTCCATCTTTTCAGGCCTCCGCCCTCCGGGGAAACTCGCTCCACTCGCGGCCATCGAGGGCCCGCCCCGCCTCCTTCTTGCCGACCCGGGCAAAACCCATCCCGGGCCCGCCGTGGTCGCCCGCCTCACCCGGACCCGAGGTCCCGTCCGGCCAGAGAAAGGAGTAGTGGTCCTCCGAAACCTCAACGACCTCGACCCGGAGCCCCGGCGCGGGCCCGGCCATCGGCGCCCACACGCCCCATTGCTTGAAGAAGAAGGGGACGGCGGCAGCCTGGCACTGGTCGCGGAGCGTCCGGAGCCAGGCCGGATGGGTCGGCCGCGCCCCGGCGCCGCTCTCGCCGCCGGCGATGACCCAGTCGACCCGCGGGCGGGCCTCGCCGTAGGCGGCCTCCGCCTTCACGCCCTCCCAGCCCTCCCCGCGCGCGGCGATCGGGAGCCATCGCTCGAGACTCGTCGGCCCGAGGAGGGGCTCGACCGAAAGGAAGCGCCCGCGGGCGGGGACCTCAAGGAGGAGCGGGACCCGCCGGTCCGCCCATTCCTGGTTCTCGACCGTGGTCCCGTACCAGACGTTGGCCGGCGGGCTCTCGAGCCAGGGCTGGGGGACCATGAGCATGACCAGCTCGGGCCGCTTCGTGAGGAGGAGCCAGTCGAGGTGGGGCGTCGCGTCGATCAGGTCCCAGAGCCGGTCCCGCCAGGCGACGAGCTCCTCGCGGTCCTCGAAGACGTCGGCCATGGAGGCGCAGAAGACGCGGCGGCGGACGCCCGCGGAGCGGGCCTCGTCGTCCCACTTCACCGGCCCGAACCAGTGGGCCGCCGCGAAGGTCCGCCGCGGCGCGGCGTCGCCCCAGACGTCGTAGCCCACCCGATGGGAGAAGGCCTCGGCGTAGCAGTTCGTGCAGGCGGGGGAGACCTTCGTGCAGCCCCACCAGGGGTTGAAGGTATGGTCCGTCCACTCGATGCCCGTCCGCTTACCCAAGGCGCACCTCCGGGAGGAGGTCCCCGAGGACCACCTCCCAGCCCTCGAAGGCGCTCGCGAGGTCCCCGCGCCGCACCTCGGAGAGGATCTCCTCGACGCCCACGACCGCGGGCGCCGCCTCCGGGGCGAGGCAGCTCGAGGGGTCAAAGAAGGGCGAGCGGCGGAGCGCCTCCATGAGGTCGACCTCGTGGCGCGCCGGCGCGGGGAACTCCGCCAGGTCCTCGATCTCCGTGTAAGCGCGCGCGAAGTTCGGGAGCTGGAGGACGACGGCCTCCGCGATGAGCGCCCGCTCGTCCATGGCCTTGACCATGGCCAAGTCGATCGAGGACTCATCGAGGTGAAAGGCGTCCCGAATCCGCCGGTCGAGCTCCGCCTGCCGGGCCCTGAGCCCGTCCGGCTTCCACGGCCGGACCACCTCCCCGGTCACCACCTCGTGGGCGTCATGGAGGAGTCCCCAGGCCCACGTGGGGAGGTCCGACGCACGCAGGCGGACGTGGTGGATGGCCTTGAGGACCAGCCCCGCCACGAGAACCGAGTGGGCGAGAAGCGGGCACCAGACCGCGCCGCCATAGCGCGTGATGCGCGCCATCTGGACCGCGATGTCCCGCGGCGAGGGGACGAGGTCGTTGTCGGGAGCGACCCGGATGCCGGTATAGGTGATCATGGGTTCGGAGCTCCTTGGGGTTCCTTGCAGTCGAAGGCGTAGGAGTGGGGTGCCCCGCAGTCCGGGCAGGGCTCCCACGCCTCCTCCGGGTCCTCACCGTCCGCTGCGCTCGACTCAATCTCGTCCACGCAGTCCGGGCAGTACCCCCGGATCCGGCTGAAGTCAAACTGCTCGTTCCTGGCCCAGTAATTCCCGCAGCCGCGGCAATAGCCCTGCTCCTGGGCGCAGTCTCCGCAGAGGTATTCCACCTCGTCCCAGGTGTATCCGTCGGCCCTCGGGTCCCAGGAAGGCAGGCAACGGAAGGCGAAAGTCCCATCGCACCTAGAGCAGGGGACCGGCCCGAGCTCGCCGCCGCTCCTCGAGGAGAGGAGCTGGCGCGCCGCGCGGCGCGCGCGGGGGGCCGTCCGCCAGTGGCTGGCGATGCGGCGACCGCCCGGCTCCTCCTCGAGGAGCCTCCACCGGGAAGGCCGCTCGCGGCGCGGCGCGCGCTGGACCTCAATCCTGATCATGGCCGTTTCCTTCGCTGCTCGGCCTTCCGCTGGCGGGGCTCCGCCAGGCTGAAGAGGTGGCCATCCGCGTCCTGGACGAGCGGGACGTAGACGACCCGCACGGGCCCTCGCCGCTTCCGGGGGTCCCCGATCGAGCCCATGACCGCGCGGCAGATGGGGCAGGGACATTCGAGCCGCGGCCGGTAGGGCTGGCCTTCGACGGCCTCGACCGCGAGGCGTTCGCCGAGCGGACAGAGGAGGTTCTCGGCGCAGGACGTGCAGAGCCCCCAGTTTCCCTCGAGGTCGAGGTGCTCCCAGGCGCAGCCGCCCGGGCACGGGAGCTTCTCCGTGCAGCCGCAGACCAGGCAGCTCGACTCTGCCGGCGGCCTCGCGGGGACCCGGGGCCAAAGGGGGAACTTCATGCTCTCACGCGGCGGCTCTCAGCGCCCCCCCCCCTCCGCGTCCGCCCCGGGGACCTCGACCTCGCGTACGGTCGCGATGAGGAGCTTCGTCTCCTTGAGCGCCCCCTCGTGGTGGTCGTGGACCGCCTCGAGCATCCGAAGGACCTCCTCCTTGATGGCGCCCGGCCGCCCGGAGCCGGGCCCGGGCGGCGGCACCGCGGCGGGCGATGGCTCGCCGGCGCGGACCCGCTCCAGCCGGTCGCCTTCCGGCCCCGAGCAGCCTGCCACGTGCTTCTCGTACAGCTTGCCGCCGCGCCGGTACGCCTTCCCGCACTTCGGGCACTTGGGCTTCGCCATTGCCGCTTCCTCCTCGCTTCCCGCCCCGGGCTCCGGAAGCCGGTCCAGGAGCCGGAGCCGGGCCACCGGGAAACACTCAAGACACCGCCCGCACTGGTAGCGATGGACCGCATCGGAAGAGGCCAGGCGGGAGAACGATCGGACGGGCCCGCAGCGGGGGCAGGTGACCGACTGGACCTCTCTCTCCACGTCCATGGGACCCTCTCGCTCCAGGGCCGCGCGAGACGCCGCTCCCCGGGGACCTCCGCGACCGGACCGCGACAGGCGGCTCGACCGCTACGACTATTTCTTCTTCCCGCGCCCCGCCGGAGGCCGGGCCTTCGCCTGCGTGACGGACTTCAGTTTGTTCGCGGGTTTCGACTTACCCCCCCCTGCGGGCTTTTTCGGTTTCACGGCCGCCTTCGCATGGTCGCCCAGGCGGCCGAGCTCATCGACCGTCACGCAGGTCGTGCACAGGCCGTGGTTGGTCGCGCGGTCGAGGACCGCCCACTCGGCGCCCGCGAGGCCCTCGACCTCGTGCTTCTTGCAGGCCTCGTCCTTCGTGCAGCCGCAGCGGCCGCACGTGGGCTTCGTGGGCTTGCCCTTCGTCTTCCCGAGCGCCTCGGGCCCAAGGAGCTCCACGACCCCCGCCATGCCGGCGCCCCGGCCCGCGGCGATGCGCGCGTCCTGCGCATCCCACTTCTTCTTGAGCGAGAGCTTCACCTGGCCGACGGGGACCTTCCATCGCTTGCAGGCCTGGAGGACCGCGTGCTCGTCGACGTCGTCGTAGCCGTCGCTCATGGTGAAACCGAGGACGAACCGGACGAGGTCGCGCGCCTTGAGCTTCTTCATGGCCGCCTCATGGGAGCCGTAGCTCCTGAACTGAGGATAGAGCCGGGTGACTTCCGCGGGGATGTCGCCGACAGAGAGATAGGCGGCGAGGGCCTGAAACTCGGGAAAGCCGGGCCGCGAGGGGGCCTTGTCGAGCGCCGCGCGGAAGAGGGCGACGGTCAGCTCGCCGTCGCGCCGGTTCTTGCGCTCGCGGTCTTCGGCGTCCCGGCGTTCCCGCTCCAACTGGGCGGGGGACTTCCCGGCGCCAGACGGGCGGGCGGGGCTCGAATAGGTAAGGCGGGGATTGTGGACGCTGCAGCCGGCGGCGCCGCACACGGGGAGCGTCTTCCCCCGGTCGCTCCCGTCGACCACGAGGCCGACCACCTGGCTCCCGCACTTCTTCTTCCCGAGGCCATGCCAGTCGCCCTTGTACTTCACGCCCTCCTGGGCCTCATCGACCTTCCATCTCTCTTCGGTGGAGATGAAGGCGGCCTTCTGGCCGGCCTCCTCGAGGGCCTTCTTCTCGCGGGCGAACCAGGCCTCGAGCTTCTCCCTGAAGCAGGCCCGATCCGTGCAGGTCGTGTCCTTCCGGACCTCGGGGAAGAGGCCCGGGCAGTTTCCCGTCCGCTTCGGGCAGCTCCGGCACGGGCCGGCCTTCGGCAGGAGCGACGCGTCGTCCGTGTCCCACGGGGCGCGCTTGAGGTCGGCGTGGACCTCGTCGGCGACCCACTTCGCGAGGGACCGGACCGGGAGGACGACCTTCTGCGGCGCGGCGCCCGTCCGCTCGATCTCGTCATAGAGGTCGACGTGGGCGGCGCGGTCGCCGCCCTCGTTCGTCGAGACGAACGCGTCGGGAAGGCAACGGTGGAGTGCCGCCTTCTGGTCTTCCGGGGAGAGGCGCGCGATGAGGATGGCGTGGCCCGCCGTGATCTCGTCCTTGAGGAACGCGTCCTTGGCCGGCGCGGCGAGGTCCGCGAGCTTGAGGCGCTGGTAGACGTACGAGGCCGACTTCCCGACCTTCCGGGCGAGGGCGGCGACCTCGTAGCCCGCCTTCTCCATGAGCTGGCGGTAGCCCTCGCCCTCCTCCATCGGGTGGACGTCCGCGCGCTGGAGGTTCTCGATGACCTGGACCTCGAGGGCCTGCTTGTCCGTGAGCTCGCGGACGAGCAGGGGCACGTCCCGGAGCCCGACCTTCTTCGCCGCCCGGTAGCGGCGCGCGCCGGCGACGACCTCGAAGCCGCCGTTCACGGGACGCGCCACGATGGGGACGATCATCCCCTTCTCGCGGATGGACGCCTCGAGGTCCGCCTGGGCCTGGGGGGGGAACGTCCTCCGGGGGTTCGTCCTGGACTCGTGGAGCTTCTCGAGGGCCACGACTTTAAAGACCTGGTCCTCCGGCTCGAGGACCTCCCGCGGGGGGGCCGCCGGCTCCGGGTTCGCCATGTCCGCCTCCTGTCTCCGGGGCCGCCGTGAGGGGCGGCGGCCGGACGTTTCACTTGCCCGGGTCGGCCAGCTTCTTCCGGAGGACCTTGAGCTTGAGTTTCCGCACGACCGACGCCTCGAAGCTCGCGGGGCCGATTTTCCCCGCCTGGAGCTTGAGCCCGTCGAGGGCCCCGAGGGCCTCGTCGAGCAGCCCCTGCTCCTCCTCGCGGAGCTGCTTGGCGGTCGCCTTCCGCTTCTCGCGGAATTCCGAGAGCGCCTTCAGGGCCTCGAGGGCGCGTTTCTGCGCCGGCGTCAGGGCCTTTTCCTTCAGGCCCGGGATGTCGACCTCGCCGGGCTCGTCGTCCAGGCTGCCGCCTTTGAAAGTCATGGTCATTTCTCCGTTCTCGGGACACCGGGGTCGCGCGCGGGGCCCGAGGCCGCGGCGGACGGGCCCGTAACCCCCCCTCTCTCCGCCGAAGACTGGGAGGCGGGTTGACCGGGGCAGTTCCGCGAGGAGTCCGCGCCGCCCACCTCGTTGGGGGAATTCTGGGGGGCCGCCGGGACGGGCGCGGCGCACGTCGCGCAGCAGAGGTAGATGGCGGGGGCGTAGCTCGGGGTCTCGTCGATGATGATCCCGCAGGCCGAACAGATGACGCGCATGGCTAGGACCCCCTCCCGTCGCGGACCGCCTCCCCGTACTCCTGATGGGCGGCCGCCTCGAGCTTGAGGAAGTCCAGCCGCTCCCGGGCGCAGTAATGACGGAGGTCGACGAGGAGGTCCGGGAGGAGCCCGACGGCCGGCGGTCTGGCTTCGCGGGCGACGCGAGCGACGGAGTAGGCCTCGAGGGCGAAGGCCGCGGCCGCGGCGCGCGCGGGGTCGAAGTCGCTCATGCCATCACCTTGAGGGCTGCCGAGAGGGCAAAGAGGACGGCGGGGACGAGGATGAGCACCGCAAGTTCCGGCCCGTAGTCGGCCTGGCGGACGCCGAGGAGCCCGTCGAGAGTCCGCGGCGACCAGCGCCCGAAGCAGGCCGAGCAGAGGGGCTTCGGATGCTCCGGGTCGACGGCGTAGGTCATTTCGGCGGGACTCTTCCGGCAGAGAGCGCAGAGGTCCTGGCTCATGCCCTCGCCTCCGTCCGGGGCGGGAAGGGATCGCCTCCCATCCGCCCCTTGAGGGAGCCATGATGCTTTACGACCTCGGCATACCGGAGGGCCCGTCTCTTGCGGGCCCGCCTGAGTTCGTGGGAGTGGAGGCGCGCGGCGCGCAGGTCTCTCACGGTCCCACCTCAAGGCCCGGTCCGGCCAAGCGCGCCTCTTCGAGGATGTCCCAGCAGCCGCACCGGCATGTGGCTCTCGGCTCGTGGTCGAGGCCCGCCGGCCGGGCCACGTCCAAGCGATCCCACAGGGTCCGGAGGCGGCCGTAGAGCTTCCGGAGGGCGAAGTGCTCGCCGGAGAGGCCCCGCACTGAGCAGATGGACACGGCCGCGGCGTCAATCTGGCGCTGAGCCTCCTCGAGAGCCGCCAGCGCGTCCTTGAGCTTGACCTGGGCGATGGCCTCCGACCGAGGGTCGCCCGCCGCCGTTGCCACGTCGCCTCCCCGTTGCGGGGAGGTCGCGTCCCTGGTAGAATCCCGGGCTCCAGGCCCGGGGGCCGTTAGCTCAGTTGGCTAGAGCGCCTGCTCTAGCCAACCCGCGCGCGGCCCCAAGAGATGCGACCTCGACCCGACCATGGCGGGAGTATACCCCGGGGGCGAGCGAAGTCAACGGGAAATCGCAAAAAAAATAGAAAAAATAATCAGACGCCAACCGTACATAGATACGACCGGGGTAATGGCCGCGAGGACAGGGACACACGGGTCAGGGACGTTCCTCGCGGGGCGCGGGGAGGGAGGGCGTTGACCGCGCCCCCACATTGTGGGGGCTTGGGTGGCGGATTCCCGGTCACACACGGGGTCGGTGTCGGTCGCGGTCCACGGCGAGCAATGGCTGACCGAGCTCGCCAACCATGGCCGCGAGCCGTGGACGGTCAAGACCTACCGCGACCGCCTCCGGTGGCTCTCCGAATGGCTCACCTCCCTCGGCCTCGGCGTGGCCGAGGTCACCCCGGGCGGGGTCGAGCAGTGGCTCTCCGACCAGCGGGAGCGGGGCCTCGCCCCGAAGACGCGCGCCGCGAACCTGTCGGTCGTCCGCGGCTTCTTCGCCTGGCTCCACCTCTGCGGCTATCTTGACCGGGACCCCCTCGCCGGCGTCGGCCCCATCCGGGTCCCCCGGCGGCTCCCCCGGGACCTCCCGGTGGAGGAGGTCCTCCAGGTCCTGGCGGCCGCGCGGACCCCCCGCGAGCGGGTGATCGTGGAACTTCTCTACGGGAGCGGGGTCCGGCTCGGCGAGCTCCTCTCCGCGACCGTCTCGGGGACCACCCTCGCGCCCGCGGGCGGGCCGACGGGCGGGAGGATCCTCGTCCGGGGGAAGGGCGGCCACGAGCGGCGCCCCCCGCTCTCCCGCCCCGCAGCCCTCGCGATCCGGACGTGGCTCCCGGAGCGCATGCGCCTCGCGGCGGCCCTGCCGGCGCCGACGGATCTGCTCCTCCTCGGCCGCCAGGGGCCGCTCAAGCGAAGCCGCGTCCGCGGGATCCTCTATGCCGTCGCCGCCCGGACCGCCCTCGACCGGCGGGTCTACCCCCACCTCCTCCGGGTCTGCTTTGCCACCCATCTCCTCGAGGGCGGGGCCGACCTCCGCACGGTCCAGGAGCTCCTCGGCCACGCCAACCTGGCCACCACGCAGCTCTACACGGCCGTCGCGGACGGCCGCGCCGTGGCCGAGTACGGCCGGACCCACCCGCGGGCATGAGCGCGTCCGGGAGGAGCCGCGCAGACGTCTGTACGGGGATAAAGCACGGGGTCCCTTGACGTCGAGGGGGCCATAGAGTAGATTGACACCGGTCCTGCGATGCACGAAAGAGAGACCCCCGGCCGGTCCCGGGGGCGGGGGGCGGGACAAAAAGCATCGGGTGGGGACCGCGAGGAGGCCTCAGATGCACCCCAAGTACCCCGTCAAGCGAATCCTGATGAAGAGGGACGCGCGGGCGGACTGCTGGGTGGCCCAATGCGTCGATTTCGACCTCGTGGCCCAGGCGAAGACGCTAGAGGACCTCCCCAAGGCGCTCGGCCACGTCTACTGGGGCGAGGTCATCCTGGCCCTCGAGAACGGCGAGGACGTGAGGTTCAATCCCGCCCCCGAGGAGGCCATCATCGAATGGGCGAACATCACCGAGAGGACCACGGCCAAGAAAAGCCTCCCCTGGAAGGACTTCACCCCGACCTGGCTGCCCGGCGCCCTCGGGCGGCTGGCCAAAAAGTTCCTATCGGCCGCCCGGAAAGATGTTGAAGTGGCCGAGATGGCGCCCTCCTAAGGGCGGCTTTCGGTGCCTTACAATCCCGCCTGGGATAGGCTCGTTCCATGCACTCCGGGGGAAGTCATCGACCGGTGCGCCCGAGCCGGCATCACCCTCGAGGTCCGCGCCTCGAAAAGCGCGCCGGAAGTCCGCTACCTCGTGCGCCTGGAGAACGGGGTGCCCCTGACGGTGGACGGCCGGCCGTTGCGGGCCATCCTTTCCCCGGGCGTCGGAGACCGCTACGCGACCCTCCGGTACTTCTGCGACGCGCTAAGAATCCCCCGCGACCTCTTCAAGGTATAGAGGGCCTGCGGACCTGAGCCCCCAGGGGGGGCGTTTTACAGACGTCTGCACGAACGGGCGGGGGCCCGGACCTGGACCGCGGTTTGTCTGGACTGACCCCGCCCGGAAAGGGCCCCGGGCGGCCGCGGCGTGGCGAGTCCGCGGCCGCCCCGGGGCCGGGCGGGGAGGCACGGCTACGTCCCGGACGTAGCCGATGGCGAAGCTGGGGAAGACGGGGGCGACGCCGCGGCCTTCTTCTCGCCCCAGGCGCTGGCGGCATCGATGGCCGACTCGCCCAGGATGAAGGCGGACATGACGCCGGCGATGAGCATCACGGTGTCCGGCTGGAGCCCGAGCTTGAGGGCGTCGTTCAGCCCGGCGAGAAGCGCGACGGCGATCGCCGAGAAGTACTTCCGGCTCTTGAGCGCGGTCGGCAGCATCAGGCACCCCCTCGTTTTCCGGCGTAGCCCTGGAGGACGGCCAGGCCCACGGCGAGGATCGAGCCCCAGACGCTCGCCCCGCCCTTCGGATCCGGTGCGGGAAGTTTCGCCTCCGCAATGCGGGCCGCCTCGAGGCGCGCGATCTCGCTGGCTTTCGAGGCGACCTCATCGGCCTTCTTCTCGAAGGCCTCTTTCAGGCGCGCGGCCGCCTCCGGCTCGAGGCCCTCCTTCTTCAGGCGCCCAAGGAGTTCCTCGGACAACTTCGAGAAGGCGGTCCGCGCCGCGGCCTCGCCGGCGCGCCCCGCCAGGTCAGCGGTCGCGGCGACCAGGTTCTGGCGCTCCTCGGGCGACAGGCCCGCGCACCCTCCCACGGCCCCCAGGGCCAGGGCTCCGACGACGGCGGCCCCGAGGGTCGCCGTCCAAGCTTGCTTGCCCATCCGTCCTCCTTTCCCCATGTCGATGCTCTACTTCATTCCCTTCTCGATCCGGTCGAGCTGCTTGAACATCGCCCGGTCGCGTTCGTCCCGCACGGCGATGGCCTGCGAGAGCGTCCCCGCGAGGGCCTGCGTGGCGTGGGTATTGGCCTCGATGGCCCCGGTGTTGGCCCGCATGTTCTCGAGCGCGTTGTCCACGAGCGTCCGGTTCTGCGCGATCAACGTGCGGATCAGGCTCTTGACCAGCCAGACCATGAGGCCGCCGAGCGTCCCGCCCCCCACGAACGCCGTCACGACGGCCAGGAGGACCGTTTTCCACGTCTCGCTCATGGGGATTTCCCCTCACACGATCAGCATCGAGTCGCCATAGTCGGCAAAGCGGTATCTCTGGGCGATGGCCTCCCGGTAGGCCCGCCGGACGTTCTCGGTCCCCCCAAAGGCCGCCGTCATGGCGAGCATCTTTTCCCGGGGGAAGTGGAAGTTCGTGAGGAAGGCCGCGGTCGCCTTGAATTCGAAGCCTTCGTAGACGAGGAGGGTGGAGCGCCCCTCGGCCTGGCCCGTCCGGGCCCAGGTTTCGAGCGCCTTCACCACCGTGGTCCCGACCGCGAGGACCTTCCCCGCGGGGGGGTCCGCGATCCGGTAGGGCTCCGCCGGCGAGAAGGGCTCGTGCTGTTCGACGTAGGCCGTCTCGATGCGCCGGAGGCCGTCAATGTCGATGTGGAGGGTGAGCTCCCGCAGATCGAGCTTCCCGAGCGTGTCGGGGTCCAGGCTTACGCCGGCCGTGGGCGAGGCCAGCGTCCCCACCTCCCGCGCGTAGAGCGGCTCGTACCACGGATATTCCGCCGGGTCCTTCGGGCGCCGGACCCAGCTCAGGACGGGGAGATGGCCCACCATCTCGAGGTCGGCCGGCTCCTCGAACCCGAGGAGGACCCGCTGCGGCCCCAGGACCTCGAGGATTTCCACCTTGCTCCCGTCCGCCTCGAGATACCAGGCCCGCCGGTCCTCGATGTAGCCCGTCGCGGCGGCGAGGGTGGCCTCCCAGGTCCGGTCGTCCCGCTTCCTCTTGAGCCACGCCTCGGCCCGATGGCCCGTGTCCCGCCAGAGGACCACGACGCCGCGGTAGAGCTTCGAGTTGTTCACCCAGACCTGGAGGCCCCGGGCGTACTCTGGAAGGTCCGCCAGCCTCCGATGCTCGCACTTCCCGGTCGTCCGGTCGAGGACCAGCATCCGGGACTTGCCGCGGAAGGGGAGCGGCCCGCCCGTCACGAGGCCGGGGGGCAGCGAGAAGTCGAGGTCCGAGGTCGGTGTCATGGCTTTTCCAGCTTCCCCGTCTCTTCCGTGGCGACGGCGGGGGCCTCGGCCTCGTCGTCGATGAGGCGCCGGACTTTGTACTCGTCCAGGCCGAGGTTCTTCCGGATCATGGCCACCTTCCCCAAGGCCGCCGCGAGGGGCCAGATCCAGCGGTCGGCCTCTTCCGGCGATGCCGTCGGCAGTTCGGTGAGAACCACGTCGCCCACCTTGCGGCCGCCCTCGATTTTTTTCGCCGGCGAGAGGGCCATCTCCAGGCACCAGACGGCCCCGGACATCTCCTCGTCGGAGAGCTCGAGGGTCTGCGTCCGCACGCGCGCCGTCTCCAGCAACCGCAACTTCTGCATCGCGCCGGTCTCGGTATCGAACTGCACCTCCCAGTCGTCCTCCGCGCCGAAGAGGAGGGCGTATTTCCCCCCGTGCTGGCGCGCGTAGTAGGACTCGCGCTTCAGGGCCTGGAGGAGCGCGTAGGTCTCGAACTGCGCGAACCTGCGCTGGGTGGCGTCATAGACCGTGTCGCCCACTCTCGATGGCAGTTCGAAGCCGGCCGCGAGCTGCATCAGATAATTCGCCTGCTCCACGGTCAACTGCACCCGGTACTTCTTCCGGTTCTGTGACGTAGCCATGCCGCGACCCTCCCCTTTCCCTAAAGCCCGAAGTCCGCCTTGACCTTCGCGTTCGCCGCATCGTAGGCGACCTTCTTCGCCGCCTCCACTTCGTATCGCTGGACCGCGTTGGTCACATCGGCTTTGAGGATACGCTCGGCCTCTTCCCTGGGGCTCCGGCCCGGCGGCGGCTGCTGCCCGCCGAGAAGGGCGGTAATCGCCCGGGTCTCTTGATCTTGAGTCGCAAATGTGATTTGCAGCATTGTACCTCCTAGAAGTAGGCCGTTACCACTACCAGTCCGGCGACACCATCTCCTCCCGCGCCCGATTCTCCTGCCCCATCGGTAGTGCCCCCGCCTCCGCCCCCGCCTCCGCCGTATTTACTACCACTCCCCCCGTCCCCGCCATTGTTGCCTGCTGTGTTTTCTCCACCCCCACCGCCGCCTCCTGCGCCTGCATAATTAGTTTTACTGGGATTGGGGGCTCCGCCATCTCCTCCTGGTGTGCCTCCGTTAGCTCCACCCGTCAAGGCCTCCCCCAAGGTCTGCGCCGTTCCGCCACTCCCACCGATGCCCTCGGCGTTTCCAGTAGTTACACCTCCCCCTCCACCCCCGGCCCCAGTGCCGTTGACGCTCCCTCCACCTTGTGCTCCCCCACCAGCTCCGCTCGAACCCGCACCGCCCGCCCCACCAGTCGCGGTAAATCCAGTCCCCGCCGTCCCCGCCGTTCCGGTAGAGGTCCCTCCACCTTGTCCTCCCCCACCAGCTGAGGCCGTCAGTCGCAGCGATCCAGACGCGGATTGACCGAATGAGCTGTTGCTACCGGCGTTGCCGTTGTTCCCGTTGGTCGAGTCTACGGTCTGGGCGCTGGCCCCCGTCCCGCCTCCCCCTACGGTGATCGTCATCGTGTCGGGGATGTCCCCCGCCGCAAACCAGTGATCCGATATTCCGCCCCCGCCTCCTCCGCCTCCGCCCGATCTTCCGGTTCCCGCAAGCCCTTTCCTGCCACTGCCACCCCCGCCGCCCCCGCCGATCAGCCTCACTCGAAAGAGCCTAGCCCCATAGGGCTTGGTCCATCGATAAGTTCCGGGTTTGTCAAAGACCTCAATCTTTATTCGAGGACGTGCACCCTCTGAGTCGATCGGAGCGATAGAATAGGGGCCTGGATCGCCAGCCATCCTAGTAGTCCCCTCCGCCCTCGGCCCACACGGAGAACGTCTCAGCGTTGTGGGTGGAGCACTTGAGCACGTCGGTGGCCCCGAGCATGATCCCGCCTGGGGGATACCACTCGATCGAGAACGCCTCGACGGTCGTCGAGGGCGTCGTGGCGGGGACCAAGAGTTCCTTGATGAGCTCGTTGTTGCCCGCCCCCGCCGTCTGGATGTAAATGCGCACGACCCCGGCCGTGACCGTCCCTTCCGACTGCACCCGGAGGCCCTTGAAGAACGCTCCGTCCGCCCCGGCCGTGTAGACCGTGCCGAGCGTCCCCGTGCCGTCGCGGGCCGTGTTGGCCGTCGCGATCCGGACGGACGGGTGCTTCGGGGTGTCGACGAAGACCGGGACGGTGGCCGCAGGCATTAGACAAACCTTTCAAAACGGAGCACTTTGTTGGCCTCGGCTTCGGAGCCGCCGCCCAGGTCCGCGTAAGCCCCGCCCTGGACGGACGTCTGCCACTTGCCGGCCGTGTTGTTGTACCTCAAGCGGCCCGTGGCCGCTCCGCTCACCGCCGCGGTCGAGCCATCAGCAGACTCGAGGTGCTGCGTCGTGGCGCCCGACAGATGGAAAGACCCGTCGGATTCCAGCCTCGCCACGTCGGAGGCCCCGTTGTAAAGGCGCAGGTCGTTTGAGGAACCAGGAACGTAGACGTTCCACTTCACGACGCCGTTCTGAGCAAACTCCAGGACGGCCGCCCGGGCGGCCGCCGATGAGCCAATTCGAACGTAAGTGTCGGCTGATGGGTTGTTGATCTCCAGCAGTCGCACCGGTGTAGCCGTTCCAACGCCGAGGCGATCCGCGGAGGCATCCCCAAAAAGAAGGTTGACGAAAGTGTCTCCCTCTACCCTTAAATCTTGGTCCACCCCGCCCTCATTTATCACCACTGGCCCGGTGGTGCCATCATAGGCAGCGATCTTTGAAGCGGTAGCCACAATCGTGCCACCATTATTCAGGCACCAAGCGGTAGCACTCTGGTCCCAACCGAATGACCAAGGGTTACCGATAAAAACCCCCCCAGCTTGGAGACCACAGCGAAAATATGGGTCGCCCGCACCCTCCACGATGGCTTCTGAAATTGCATCACCCGCTCCAGAATTCACGATGGCCCAGGACCTTGTTGATACCGAAGACAGCTTCACATAGAACTGATAAGGGGTAGTAGCCGAATCGAAGATGAACCCCGGATTGCTCGCCACTTGACCGGTGCTTGTGGAGAAAAAAGCTACGCCATTGGTCGTCATGCTGGCAACCTCAACGGTGCCGCCGAACCGCGCGGTGCCGGCCGCGATGAGCGCCGCATAGTTGGCCGCCCCGACCGCCGCGGGCGCGCCGGCCACGTAGAGGGACGCCGCCGTGGTAGTGGTCGCCGTATCATTTACCACGGTCAGCGCTGCGACGTGAACTGTAGCCATCAATCCATGTATACCCGCGTCCGCCTGCTCAGTAAAAGTTGCACTAAAATAGGCCCCATATGCATCTCCACTGCTAGTAGGGGTCTTAGTCGCGCGCACTGATAAAGATGAAATATACGTCCCGTGATCGGCGTTATTTCCGATTCGAAGCTCATCCAAAGACGCCTTCCAAAAGAAGTCGGTGGCGTCCACCGCCAGGTTACCGGCGTTGGAATAGACCACGCCGCCGTCGGCGAGGCCGGCGCTCGGGGCGATCGCCAAGCGGTACTCCACGGCGGACGGAGAGACCACCAGGGGGCCCCACGACTTGAAGGCGAGCTTCCAGCGGTCGATTCCGGAGCACGAACCCGGGAGCGCCACCGAGTCGGACGGAATCTGCTGGAGCTGCAGGTACTCTCCAGTCTTCCCGTTCTGCGCCAGGTAGGGCACGATGTTGAGCATAAAAGTCAATCTTAAGAGTAAGCGAACCCCTGCGTCCCGCCCCCCACGCGATAGGCGAGGATGGGCTGGCCGAAGAGGAAGTTCGGCCCCGTCGAATCCGAGAGCATCTGGAACCACACCCGGAGCTTCCCGAGCTCCTTCCCCTGGATCGCGGCGTAGGCGATCGTGTACTTGATGCGCGTGATCGTCGTCGCGTTGACCGGGTCCGACGAGTTGAACGTCTTGTGGATCCAGGTCACCGATCCCGAGGCGACCGCGGCCGCGTTCTTTCCCTGCACGATGAAGCCGAACGATGTCTTCGAGCTCTGCGCCCCTGAGTAGGCCGCGCTGATCTTCATGGGGAACGATATCTCGAGCCGCTCCTTGAGCTTGTTGTCGATGAGCTCGGGCATGTCCCACCGGGCGCTCCAGGACTGGAAGCACCCGGGGACGAACTTGTGCCAGATTCCTGCCATCGCTCACGTTCTCACGCCGCGTCGTAGCCCACGGTGTTCGGGTTCACGTCCACCCCGGGCGCCTCCGGTTGAGCCGAACTCGGCTCGTTCGGACTGATGGGACCCTGCGCCTCGCCCCCATACGCGTGGCCCGGCTCCGTCGTGCCAGGAGGGTCCTGGTCCTTCGGGGGGTGTCATCAGCCCGGGTCCGGCGGGGTCTTCTTGACGCGGACCAGGCCGCCGATGAGTTGGCCGGCGACCCGGGCGATCGCGGGCTGGTTGCTGCTCGCGTCCGCCTTGAGGTCGAGCTGCGGGTTGACGGAGCCCGGGCCCACGTAGGCCAGGTGAACCACCCGCGCCTCGTCGTCGTCGTCGCCCTCCTGGGCGTCGGCCGGGGTCTGCAGGGGCGGCTCCAGTTGCCCCACGTCCTGGCCGAAATCGATCAGTCCGTCCCCACGCATCATGAGATTGCCCTTGGCCTTCGGGGCGCAGGAGGCCGCTCCCGTCGTGGTTTGGCCCGGTCCCGCCACGGTTTGCCCGGGAGCGGACGGGAACCCCATCGTGAAGAAGTGCCAGAACTGCGCGACGATGTCGCCGTCGGTGACAAACCCCGCGTTCTTCGCGACGTTGTTGGCGACCGCGCCCTCCGCCGGCCAGGACTCGTTCTCGCTGTCCGGGTAGAGCATGTGGAGGAAGCCGGCGCCGTTGAACTCCAGCTCACGGTCCGCCACGATGGCCCCGAGGTCCACCACCCAGAACAGGCTCTGGAGCCAGCCCCATCGCTGGCTGTCGCACTCGTCGATGACCATAGTCGACCGGTGCTTCCGCTTGTCGGTCTTGTTCGAGTGGTCGGCAATGAGCCTGGGGGCGAGCACGACGTCATTGCCCTGGGCGTCCTTCTCGTGGAACCGCGGGACCCAGCTGTCGGGCTCGACGAAGACCAGACTCGAGGCCCCGCCCCCCGGCTGATATCCGTCCGCCAAGGGGTCGCTCAAGGTCCCCTTCTTGACCTCGTCGACGGCGGCTGCCATCGCCATCGCGAACCGCCCAAGCTTCTTCTTCCGGTCGTTCTTGAGGGGACGCTCCGTGATGTCCCAGTAGATGAAGAGGGACTGGTTGGCCCCGTGCTCGCGGTCCTCGAGGGGGCTCGCATCGTTCACTCGCCTCTTGATGGCCATCGTCCTACACCACGCTGTCCACGGCGCGCTCGACCACGTAGTCCACGGCCACACTGTCGGTCGGCGGGTTCGTCGTCACCCCGTCGCTCCACCAGCGGATCTCCCCCGGATAGGTGCCCGGCGCGAGGTTTGTGTGCTCAAGCGTGAGCGTCAGCGTATATTCCCCGTTCGCCGCGTCCACGATCACGCCGGCGAGGTCGAAGTATGCCCTCGAGTCCGCAAGCTCGAGGTCTTGCTTCACGATGAGCTTGATGGCGTATCCCGTGATGTTCGGGGGAGTTCCGTCGGAGTCATCGCGGCTTGGGATGACTTTCCTCAAGACCACCCTCGACATCTCCCGGACGCGGATCTCGTCGGCCATGGCTCAAATTCCCTGCGGATTCAGGTTGCGATCCCGCAGCGTGTGAGTTAGATTTTCACTTGAATGAGAATTAATAGGCCAACCCCCAAGCGACGTGCCAGCCGGCGCGGAATCTTCATAACTGTTTCGGTGGGGCTCATCGCCTTTATTGGAGCTCTTGTTTTCCACTATCAAATCCAAACGGCCATAGAAGAAGACCGGCATCAACGACAAGAGGATGGTCGGATCAATAGCGAGAATGAACAGCTCCAAAAGGAGATAGACGCCAAGAAGGAGGCCGAAAGGAAACGAGCTAAGTATCTTGAGGAGGTCTACACCCTTCGCGTAGTGGTTCCATGCACTGTTTGTCAGGGAAAGAAGCTCATTGAGGAACAAGGTAAATTCGTCCGCTGCCAAGAGTGCAATGGGACTGGGAAACATGACCCCGATAGAGAGTTTCTTCAGCTTCTTCAAAATGCTTCGGACGCAGCCCTCGACGAGAAAAGACGAGAAGAGCAACGGGAACCAATTACCTGCCAGCTTTGCAACGGCAGTGGGCTGTTCAAAGAAGTCGACGGTAGAACCAAAGCATGCGGAAGATGCAAAGGAAGGGGGAAGCAATGACATTTCAATTCTCGTTCGAGACCCTCTCCAATGAATCGCGGATGTCAATCGAAACAGTTTGACCGACACCACCTCCCCTACGTTGCCCCGGACCGAGCGGCATCCGGGCTGCCGGTGCGTTGATGGCCAGGTGGGTCCTGGCGACATCGCCGGCCCAGATAAACTGCACAGAACTCACGCCAGCGTCGAGAGGAAATGAGTGGAAGCCGCTGAATTCGTACGTGTGACCGACCACGACGGAGGGCACGTCGAGAACCTCCGCAGCGCGCTCGAGAGCTTCGCTAAGGCAAGCGTTGAAGTTGACCGGGGTGCCTTCATCCAGTTCGTAGAGCCGACCCGGCATCGGAACGGTCATCGCTTTCACGGGAGATGACCGGCAGACGCCGACGAATTGAGGCTCTCGAGAGGCCGCATCCTTCGTAGCGTCAGCGGCCTGAAAGAGAAAACTTGTCCAGCCCTTGATGCTGTTCTCCTGGAGCTCGTAGCCATAGGTCACGCTCACCGCCCCATCCGCCACCACGATTGCGCCAGCTCCGTGGAAGAAGATTGGTTTGTCTACGTGGCAGAGGGGCTCGCTCGTATGCAGAATCCCGGTTTTTGTGTCTATGGAAAAGCGTCCATCTTCAAGCGGTCCATGGGGAATGTTATACAAAGCACGGATCCCATTACGCTTCTCGTAGACCTTCTTGAACTGGTTGAACCGCTCGTCGAGCCTCACGCGCTTTGCCTGTTCATCAACAATGCCAAGCTCTATTTGTTTGATGCCCTTGGCGACCGCCAATAGGTCTCGAGCTCTAGCCGGCGAATCTTTGACCATGGCCGCGTCCGCTGGCCCATGCAGATGTACTCCAACCTCTCGAGCTGCGCGCTGGACTTCCGCATCTATTGAGGAGTTGTCATGACCCGCCACCGCCGCAAACTTTGAACTGATCTTCTGCGGCGATATCGTGGAGGTGGCCGAATCCTGCGTGGCATTCAGGAAATCAGCGGATTCCTTCTGCGACATCACCCATTGCGTCAACAGAGCATGGTAGTTCTCTGCAATCAGAAGGCTGGTCGCCTTAAAGCCATCGAAATAAGCCTTGACCTCCTTGAAATCCGCGAAGACTTGCTGTCCGACCCGGTTCGCGCGCACGACCGGAGGCGAGAGCACGAAGTCCTCGCGGTCGCCCTTCTTTCGCGGACCGTTCTCCGGGATGGAGGTCCCCAGCACGGCGAGCTCGCTCACGTACCACGGACATTCCTGCATGGGCAGGAAGGAGACGTGCTCGAAATCGCTGTCGGCCATGCCCTGATCGCGCAATGATGTCGTGGTCGACCCGGGCGACACCTGGAAGAGGTGCGCTGGCGCGTAATACCGGTAGACCCCCTTCAGGGTCTTCCGCCGGCGCTCGTGGAGCTGGCCGCCGCCCCCGCCACCGAGAGGTGCCCCGCCCGTCACGCTGGCACCGACATTCAGGTTCCCACCCTCAGCCTGGCCCTGCGCCGCGAACTCCGACTGCGCCTCTCCGGAGACACCCCCTCCTTCGAAGGCGCTCACGTAGGTGGGGGGCACGTCGCGGAAGTTCTTTTCGGCGCCGATGAACGCGCCGGCATTGATCTGGCGCATAGAGTAGCCCCACCGCGCCGCGATGACTTCGATCGGATACCAGCGGCCGTCCGTGTCCTGGAGGACGGCGATGTACGGCACAGTGATCCGCCGGATGCGCCGCCTGCCGAACACGAGGACGAGCGGCGGCCGGTCCCCGACGTACGCCGTACGGCGCTCGTAATGGAGCGCCTTGGGGCCCCGCGCCACACCGCCGCCGGCCTTGGGAACCTGCTTGTGGCCGAATTTCGATGAGAGCTTCCTCGAGACGACGTAGTTATTGTCCTCGAGGAGGCCGGCCTCAAGGGAGAGGCGCTCGAGGAGTTTCTCCAGGTGCTGGACCACGGGCTCGCCTTCGCCCACGATGTCCGTGGGCGGATTGAGCTTGAGCTTCTTGACCTCCGAATGGCCAACGATAAGAGGCGAGCCCGGCAGCTGACTGAACAGGAACTCCAGGACCTCGAGCGCCGAGAACGGCGTTTCCGCGTCCTTCACCGTGATGGGGTCCCACTCGCCGCTCGACAGCCGACAGTTGATGCGGCAGAAGAGACCTCCGCATTTCTGATACCAACGCCGGATGTCCGTGAGGGGCACCCGGACGGTGCCCACGGCGTGGGACTCGATCTCGGCAAGGTCCCTGGTGATCTCTTCGATTCCGGAACTGGCCACGTAGACGTCGTGGTAGGTGGTCTGCCCGACCACGCCGCCCGTGGTGTCATCATAGGTGGTGAGAATGAGGTCCCCGAAGAGATTCAGCCCGCCCCCCTTCGGGGCGGGGATCGCGGGCGGCGTCGTCACGGTCACCCTCGAGCGGAGCTTGAGCCAGGTGAAGATGTCCAAGGCCCCGTTCATCTCCACCTGGTTCGCGGCGCGCCAGGGGATCTCACGGGGGTGGATCTCGATCTTCCCGAGATCGGCCATGTCGATGTCGATCCAGCCATGCTCGGGGTTGAACCCCGGGCTCCGGCGATATTCCACTCCCTTGCCTGGAAGGCCCTGGTACGTCGCTTCGTGCCGTAGGACTGTCATTTCGAGCTCGCGATCTTCCCGTCCGCCGGCGCCTGCCGGAACGTGATGGCGTTATGGCCACCGGCATGGACGGGGGCCGGGGTGGGGCCCGTGGACATCCAGACCTCGTGGAACGGCAGCCTGTAGATGCCCTTCTTTTCGTCCAGTATCTCGGGAGACCCCGCGGGGATGCGTGGCGCCGCCGTGACCTCCCGCATGGTGGCGGACTTCTGGAAATGCCGGGCCGGCGGCTTGAGGGCGAGGGTGTAGCCCAAGACGTAGCCGTCGACCTTGATGGTGACCGCGCGGCGGAGTTTCTTGTGAAGAACGGCGTCTTTGTTGTTCCCCGCCTGCCCGTCGTCCACGAAATCTTCCCCACCGCCCTCGTAGGTCACGCTGCAGAACGTCTCCTGGAGCGCCTCCCAGACCCACGCCGCGAACGCGCGCGCCTCCTGGGGGGAAATGCCCACTTCCTCCTGGATGTCGCTTCCTGAGGGCTTGTAGGTCAAAATACGGGCCTTCGCCGCGGTGTGCGTCGCGGCCTTCCCGGAGGCTTTCCAGATCTTCCGGATGACCCGGTTGTGGTCCTTCATGGTCGAGAGCGAGGTCTGGAATTCGTAGAGGTCCGGCTCTGTGCCCCCTCCGCCCTTCGCCTTGTAGAAGATGGTCATGGCGTAGAGCCAGTTAGACTCGCCGTTCCCCTCGTCGGGCACCGACCGGAACTCGATCACGTGCGGGCCCGAGAAGGCGAGGGATGGTTGCCAGTCGAACTTCGTCGTTCCGTCGAGGTCGAGCTTGACCCGGGCGGCCGAGAACTTCTCCGTCAGCTCCTTGGAATAGGTCACGAAGTCGTCCGCCACGAGGGCGGCCGTCGACTTCACGATGTTCCCCTCGAGCGAGCAGACGTAGTCTACAGAATCGACCCTCCCCCCCTCGCCCAGGTTCTTTACCCAGGAGAGGTTGAAGTTGATGTCGGCCGAAATCTGGAGTTCGCTCGAGCCTTCGCCGATCTTCACTACCCAGCCCACCGTCCACCTCGCTCAGGGCATCAACTGCCAGGTTTCGTAGTCGAGCTCCCGGGCCTCCTCGATCGCCTCGCGGCGGGCCTCCCGCCGAACTTTCTCGATCTCAGCCTCCAGGGCCACCCGCTCGGCCTGAATGTCCTCCTCGATCTTGACCGTTTGGAGGCGCATCCGCTCCATGCTCTCCTGGAACCGCTCGACTCGGGCGTTCAGGTTACGGTTGGCAGTCACGAGTTCACCTACCGTGGCGGCGAGGCCGTAGAGAAGTCCAATTGCGGGGCCGCCCGAGAGAGCAGCGAAGCCGGCGCTGGTTGCAATGTTGGCAGCCGGGCGGGCAGCCTCTGGTATGTCGAAGCTCGACGCGACGATGGTCGCAGCGGATAGGGCGGCGGTCCTTCCGATCTGCTTCCCGAACGTCTTGAGTTTCGACTCGATCCGTCTCTCGAGGGCGTTGGCCTCGGCCTCGGTCCTCCGGAGGTCGTCAATGATCCGCTTCCGGCGGGCATCGGTCCGGGTCTGGAGGTCGTCGGCCTGGCGCGCCGCGTTCCGGAGCTGCGCCAGATTGAGGTCGATGTTAAGGCTCGCGCGTATTTCTTCGGCCATACTCATCAGCTCCTTGAAAACGCCTCTATGGCCTGCCGGACGAACTCGGAGCGCGCCTTCACGTCGGACTCGAACCTCCCAAGGACGCCCTCGGGCTCGAAGAAGGAGGCGAAGGCCGCGCCTTTCTCGGTGAGCGCATCCGAGGCCGCTTCGTATTCCGGAATGAGGGCCGCGAGCTTCTTGGCGGCACCGGCGTAGTCCGCCGTGCCATCGCCGTAGGCGCCGATGGCCTTCGATAGGATGAGCCGGACCCGGGTGGCGATGCGGAGGCCATCCGCAAACTCGAGAACCCGCTCCGCGGTGACGTCCTCGCGCAGCTTGAAGGCGGCCCCTCCCACCTCGACGCCGCGTTCCTGGAACTTCCATTCGACCTGTGTCACCTGGCGTTGCTCCTGTTAAGTCACGCTCTCGCTCCCCGCGAGGGAATCGGTCCAGAGGTTCACTCCGCTCGTGGGCAGGTGGACCCTCCGGAGCTTGGCGAGCTTGGTCGAGAAGTTGCCGGCTTCGTCGTTCGTGATGGTGCGCGTCCAGCGGTCGCCAATCCGGGGCGTCTTGATGTCGAACTGGATGTCGTTGTCGTTGTTCGTGGCGGCAGGGAGGAGCGCGTGGGCGGCCGCCCGGTCGAAGGTGGATTGGAACCGGGTCCCGTTCTGGAGCGTGACATCGAGGGCCACGGTCCCGGTCGTCGTGTCCGCTGTGGTCCCTCCCACTTTCGTGGTCCTGGCGCTTGAGTTGAAAAACTCGATGTTCCAGATGGGGGCCACGGCCATGCGGGTGACCCGGCCCTGAAGCGTGCCGCCGTTCATGTCCCCCTCCTTGGGGGTCGCGATGGAGGTGGCCGAGAAGATGTTGCCGTTGTCCCCGCTCTCGGTCGGCGTAGTGAGCCCGTCCCGGTTGATCGTCATGACGAGGCCGACCTGGCCGTCCTCGAAGGACTTCTCGCATTGAAGGTCACGGTCGGCCTTGACGAAGGTGGAGAGGTCGGGGAGAGGGTTCGTGAGCTCGTTCACGACGGAGAGCTTCGGGGCATCCACGCTTTCGTCGACGACCTCAAGGACCAAGGTGCCGGTCAGGGCATGGGGGCGCCCGGTCATGCTTCCCACGGTGAGCGTCCCGCGGTTCCCGGATTTCGCGGTGAACGTCCCGAAGGTGATGACGTTCGCCGTGACGTATTCGGTAAACGCCACCATGTCGTTGTAGAGCGCCCCCCAGACCCCCTTCCGTTTCGCGATGGAAATGGCTCCGTTGATGTCCTCGTACTCGTACTCGATGGCGAGCGGACTCGCCGCCTTGTCGTCCTCGGAGATGGGGATGTCGACGGCCAGGATGCCAAAGAGGTCCTCGAGGGACTCCATCTGGTCCCGGAATTGCTGCCAGAGCGACGATATCCCCGGCGCGAGGGTCGAGTCGAAGAACGCCAGCTGCTTTCCGTAGGCCCTCGCCTCCTCGGTGTCGGTCTGCCGGAGGCCGTTTGCCTGCGAGAGAAGCCGCCGGTTGTGGGTCGCCGCGCTCGCCCGGAGCGCGTGCTCAAGCTGCGCCTCGAGCTTCCTCAGGTTCTTGAGGTAGGCCCCTAGCTGGGTCGGGAGCAACGTGTAATTCAGTGGCATGCCTCTCTCCTAAGTCAAAGTCACGGTGACGAAGTTTCCTGACGAGTCGCGCGTGGCTTCTCCGGCCGCCAAGAAAGGATGGACCTCCTGCCCCTCGACCCCGATCTCATGGGGCTGGAGGAGCAGGTTGTAGAGGTCGACCTGCAGCACGGAGCTGCCGACCGTCGCCTTGAATCGGACCTGGGCGTCCGTCCCCGCCCGGTTGTTCGAGAGGAGCGTCCAGAGCTCGTCGCCAAGCCGCCGCGAGCCGATCTCGAGGGTCGCGTGAAGCTTGCCCGCTTTCGACACGCTGTAGAGCTGCTCGGCCTGGTCGCGGACGTGCCGGAGCCGCTGATCCAGGGTCAGGCGGGCGAAGTCGATGGGCAACTCCACATTGGCACCGGATGGGTCGCGGATGACCTGGACGTTGGCGACCGGGAAGACCGCCTTGTCCGACGGCTGCATGGGCGAGGCGGGGAGCGTGATGCCTCCGCCGTTGAGCGCCTGGACGCTCGACGTGCGGCCGGCCCAGTGGGCCAATATCTCAAGCCTGTCCTGGGGCCCGCGGGCGACGAAGTCCAGCTTGTGGATCCACGCGTCCCGGATCCGCACGAATTGCTGGGTCCCGCCGGCGACGTTCTCCACCCACCCGATCGTGAGCCAGCGCGTCAAGGCGACCTGCGTGGCGAGAGTGAAGGTTCCGCCCGAGAACGCCCCATAGTTCGACTTGAGGAGCCATTCGAGGTTCTCCCTCGTGGCGGCCACGCGGAAGACTCCGGCGGGCTTCTCCGATCTCCGATAGCGGGCCGCCTCGCCCGGGCCCAGACTGGAGTCCATCCAGGCGTCCGCTGAAATCTCGCGGTGCGCCGGAAGCGTGACCGCCTCGCGCCAGACCTTGATCGCATCGGCCGTCGTGAAGTCTGAGACCAGGGTTCCCTTCGCCGTCTGGAAGGCGAGAAGAAGCGCCGTGACCCGCGCGGCCCGGACGTTCGTCGGCACCGGCATCTAGGTCCACCTCCGCGCTTCGACCTCAAGGACCACGGCGGCCTTGTAGGCGAGCATCTCCTCGACGTCGTCGAAGCCGGCGGCGGCGATGGAAGCCGTCTCGGGCGCGAGTAACTGGACCTGGCTCGAGATGCGGAAGACCGCCGCGTTCTTGTTGAGCCGGTCCCGGATGGTTTCGACCTGCGTCCGCGCGGTCTTCTCCCAGCTCGCGTCGCCGACCCGGACGTTCCAGTACCGGCACACGATGCGGTAGAGGGAGTAGTTCTCGCCGGGGGCGTCGCCCTCGAGCTCCCGGGCTCCGTCGGACGTCACCACCCAGAGGTCGATCGTCCCGTCGGCCTGCTGATAGGCCTCGATGGCCTCGCGCTCGCTCTCGAGCTTGAGAGCGGAATCGAGGACCGTGCCGGAGGCGGGATTGACCGCGTCAATCTCCGTTTTCACGGCCGCGACCACCTGCTCAAGCGTCGGCGTGGCGGCGGGCATTTAGGCGGTCCCCCGGGAGATTTTCTTCGTCTCGGCCCTTGCGGTCATGTCCATATCAAATCGTCTTCGTCACGTAAGGGTTCGCCAAGTCGGCGCGCGCTTGGACCAGGAACCGCACGACCGCGCTCGCGACGTCCTCCTGGACTTCCGTCTCGTGGATCCGGTCCTCGACGAGCCGGGTGGCCACGGCGAGGTTCGAGCTGCCGTTGTTCCAAAGCCGGTTCGCGTGGACGAGCTTCTTCACGTCGGCGACGAGGTCGGTGAGCGCCTCGTGGACGTCCGCGGCGGACCCGTCGACGGCGCAGAGGACCTCCACCTCGAGGTCGAGGTCCTCCGCCAGGCGCAGGTTCGACTCCGTGAGCTTCGTCTTCTTCCGGACGATGAGGGCGGGGCAGTCGGCCGCCGCGAGGTCGAAGAGGTCGACGGGGGGCCGGTGGACGCCGAGCACGGTCTCCTCGTAGCCGTTGGCGATCGTGATCGTGGCGAGCTTGCTCACCACGAGGTCGAGGACCTGCTCGTCGAGGGCCGTGGCCATCTTCTCAGACTCCGATCTTGGAGAGCACTTTCGCCCGGAGGCGCCGCCCGGGCGCGAGGTTGCGCTGGCCCCTCCGGGTGCCGGGGTCGAACCGGCCGAGAGCCGAGCCAAGCTCGAGGCCGAGCTCCTCGGCGCCCGTCTCGAAGGCCCCGGCGGCGGCCGTCACGCCGGAGGAGCTCCCGGCCAGGAACTGAATTCCCGTCCGGAGGGCGTCGACGGTCTGCTCGGCCTCCTCGCGGAAGACCCTCTGGAAAGCGAGGCGGCCTTTCTCCTCGTGCAGCTCGGCATAGGGCGCGATGGGGCCCCCGATCTGGGCGCGGAGGGCGATGCTCGACCCGCCGCTGAAGACGCGGTAGCGGAGGCTCCGCCGCAACCGTCCCTTCTTTTTGTTCAGCCCCGGAGGGCCGGAGAGCCGCTCGCGCATCATGCGGGAGCGAAACTTGCGGCCGCCCTGGAGGAGGGTGGCCCGCACGAACCGCTGGAGGTTCCGCTCGTAGGCCGCGAGCTGGGCCCCGACGCTCGATTGATAGGTCGCCATCGTGTTCCTCGCCGCCTCCCGGCCTCCGCGCGGGAGGCCGGGAGGCGCCGGCGTGAAGCCGGGGGCCCCCCGAAGAGGGCCCCCGGCCGTGGCGGTTCACGCCCCCCGGAAGGGGAGGCCGGTTAGTCGATCTTCATCAGGTGGGCGAAGTTCTTGTCGATGATGAGCTCGTCCGTCGAGTGCCGGTAGCGCACCACGTCGCCCCGGACCTGCTCCTCGCGGTACATCTCGACGACCATCTCGCTCGGGCTGTCAGGGGTCCAGAGGAAGGTCCTCCCGATGCAGGGCGTCTGGAGCGGGGCGTTCTCGCCGGCGACGACGGCGACCATGGCGTAGTCATCCGTCCAGATGTCCAGGCCGCTGAAGGTCTGGCCCTCGATCGCGCTGTTCTCGACGGCGCCGCCGACGATGAGCCGCTCGAGGCCGAAGATGGCCCCCAGGTTCGCCCGGAGCATCTCCTCGGTGACGATGGGGGCGCCCGGGAAGCGCAGGATCACTTTGTCGTTCACGATGATGTTGTTGAGCTGCGCCTGCGAGAGGATGAGGGCGTTCGCCTTCATCCCGGAGTTCTGCCGGACCTTCTCCTTGGCGTCCCGGACGTGGCCGATCACGTCGCTCGTGGCGGTGTCCCAGGGGGCGGCGGACCTGTCCGTGTAGAGCGCGGCCCCGGTCCACACGACCGTGTCGAAGACGGCGGCGGCCACCCGCTGCTCGTGCTGGAGGAGGAGCGCCCGGCCGACCATCTGGGAGGTCGCGCTCTCCGCGTCGAAATCGCTCTGGTAGAGCGCGCGCTCGGAGTCGTCGACTACGCCTTCGAGGCCGTACTCGAAGCACTCGTAGGACTTGTCCTTGGCCCCGAGGTTGATGCGGTTGTAGCCGCTCTTCGCCGCCCGGACCGCGTCGGGGTCCTGGGTCAGGGTCTCGCGCGTGATCGCGCTGAAGGAGGCCGCCTTCTTGTTCGTCCGGAAGAGCGGCAGGCACTGGAGCCCGATGAACTCGTTGAGCTGCATCGCGTACTCCATGAAGGCGGCACCGAGGTCGAGCCGCGGGGCCGCGTACGTCCCGCTGTAATTCACCATGTTCGTGTTCTCCCAAAATCAGGGGGTCTTTCCCCCGTACACCTGGCCGGAACCGGGCCGGCCGCCCGGTCCCTACTGGCGCTTCTTCGTGACGTTCATGACCTCGAGCTTGCACGAGTTGTTGACGTGGGCCACGCTCCACGTCGCCTTGGCGACGATGGGGACGTCCACGTTCAACGCCTCCGAGGCCGAGGCCTTGCGGAAGGGCTTGGCCGTCGCCGTGCCGGGGACGCCGATGCTGACGACGCCCGCGCCGCGCACGGCGCCGCCGGCGCCGAGGGCGGTGACGACGATGTGCGCGTCGATGAAGAAGATGTCGTTGTCGGCCACGTCGAGGGCGCCCGTCGTCACGATCTCCTCGGTCCCGAAGTAGAGCTTCACGGTGAGGGTGTCGGTGGAGTTCGTGACCGTGGCGATGCCCTCCAGGCGGACGTGGATGACGTCGCCGACCTGGAGCTCGTTCCCGTCGATGGTGACCGACTTGTCGAAGGCCGTCTCCGTGATGGTGTTGGTGATGGCCGCCGAGTCGGCCGTCGTGGCGTAGATGAGGCCGTTCCCTTCGTCCTGCACGGGGATGACCTCCACGACGTCGTTGTTCGCGGTCGGGGCCTCGAGGGCCCGGCCCAGGGCGGTGCCCGCGCCCACGACGTCGTCCACCTTGCCGCTGTCGGCGGTGTAGATGACGTCGTTCACCGAGAAGGCGCCGGCGGCGATCATCTTGAAGGTGCCGGGGGCGCTCCAGAGCTTGACCGTGACGGGGTCGCCGTTGTCGGCCGCGGTCTGGGCGACGCCGATGCCCCGGTCGTCCACGTCGGCCGTCACCGCCTGCCCGGAGGTGTTCAGCTTCACGCGGGCGTACTGCACGATGGCGGCCCCGGCCACGAAGGCCTTGAGGCCGTTGTCGTTCTGCTGGCTCATGTCAGAGTTCTCCTTTCACGTTTCACGAACCGGGCCGCTACCGCGCGACCCGCTGGAACTTCCGGTCGACCTTGGAGGACTTCCCGTTGTCGATGGCCGCCTGGCAGTGCCGCTCGAAGAGCTCGGGCTCCGTCCGGGCGAGGTGGCTCATCGCCTGCGTCTTCGTCCACTTGCGCTCGAGGGCGAGCTGCTCCGCGCGGGCCATGAAGTCCTGCTGGTCCTGGGAGGTCGCGCCGGGCTCGCCTTCGCTCGGGAGCGGCTCGGCGCCGCGGGGCTCGGCCGCCGGCTTCTTCTTGAGCTCGGCGTTCTCCCGGGACGAAGCGTCGAGCCGGCCCTGGAGGACCTCGGCGTAGGCTGCCTTGGCCTCGAGGAGCGTGGCTCCAGCCTCGAGCTGCGAGAGCGCGAACTCGGGGTCCTTCGGGAAGGCCGCCTTGAGCTCTCCCGGGGACGCGGGCTTCCGCGGCGTGGACGCGAGCGCGTCCTGGGCGGCCGCGGCGGGGACCTTGGTATCCGCCATGACTCTCTCCTGAAAAGGAGCTTCTATACTCGCCGCGGTCCCGACGTGGGCCGCTGCCGCTTTCGTGGTGGGAAAGGACGTGACCGCCTGGATGAGGCCCTGGGCCGCGGCCTCGTCCGCGAGCCAGACCCGGCCCGTGGCCCACTTCTCGACGTCCTCGACCTTGACCTCGAGGCCGCGGGCGACGTCGGCGACGAAGTTCTCGGCCATGCCGTTGATGACTTCCTGCATCGCGGCCAGCTGCTCGGCCGTGATGGGGGCTCCCGGGACACCCATCCCCTTGTGGGGCCCGCTCGCGATGACGTGGACCTTGATGCCGACGTTTTCGGCCATGCGGGAGAGGTCGAGATAGGCCGTATAGACGCCGATCGAACCGACAAGGGCGTTCTTTCCGGCCGAAATCCTTCCCGCCTGGGAGGCGAGCCAATAGGCCCCGGAGGCGCCGATGTCCTCGATCTCGGCCGACAGGAGCGTCCTTGCCCGGGCCGCGTAGATGGCGTCCGCCGCCTCCTTCACGCCGGCGACCTGGCCGCCAGGGCTCGACACCTTGAGATTGATCGACTTCAGGGAGGGATCTGCGAGGGCGAGGTCGATGTCGGCGGCGATCTCGTCGTAGCCCGTCGCGTCGACGCCATAGAACCGGAGCCAGGCGGGGACGGTCTTGAGAAGGACGCCCGAAATCAGCACCGTCGCCGTCCCATCCTCGGAGAGCTTCATCCGCGATTTCCAGGCGGCGGTCCCGGGGCCGCTGACGGCGGCCGAGAACTGGGGCAGGACCGGGAAGGCCGAGACCCTGGTCAGGAAGGCCTCGAGCGCGGCCGGCTCCATCGCCCAGGGGATGGAGGCAAACTCCGAGAGGAAGGCGCTATTCATCGTCGTCCTCCAGCAGGGCCAAGACCAGCAGGGTCTCGTCCTCGGCCGCGCCGGCCGCGGCGGCGGCGCGCTCGCGGGCGATCCCTTCGGCCCGCTTGTGCTTGAAAAGTCTCCGAAGTTTCTCGGCCTTGCGCTCCCTCTCTTCCTCTTCCTCTTCCAGCTTCTTCCGCCAGGCGGCGAGGGCCTGCTCCCAGCCGGTGGCCCGGCCATGCCTCACGGGGCCCGGGGCGGAAGCACTCGCGGTCACCGTCGGGGCATAGGTGGCCAGGCTGAGCGCGAGCGGCCCGGGCGTGACGGTGACGGGTCCGCCCTGGCCCGCCGTCACGGTCGGCGCGAAGGTCGCGATGGAAAGCGAGGCGGGCGGAGGGGTAATAAGCCGCGGCACATTCACGGTCGGGGCGAAGGCCGCAAGCGCGAGGGCAACGGTGCCGGGCGTGACCACGACCGGAGTCAAGACCGTCGGGGCGAACGCGCTGAGAGCGAGACTGGCAGTCGGGGGCACGACCCGGGTCCCGAGCCGCACGGCGGGGGCGAAGGTCGCCGTCGCGAGCGCGAGCGTCGTCGGCGTCACGAGGCGCGGGGTCAGGACCGTCGGAGCAAAGGCCGCCGTCGCGAGCGCGAGCGTCGTCGGCGTCACCGTGACGTTCCCGCTCGAGACCGTGACGCTGGGCGTGGCGTCGTAGGCCGCGAAGGCCGTGCCGCCGTCCGTCACCCGAAGCTGGATGGTGTCGCCGGAGGCGACGTCGGCCGACCGGACCTGGACGCAGTACTCGACCTCGAAATGGCCGGACGCCGCGACGTCCATCGCCGTGCTTCCGGCCACGCCATTCACCTCGTCGAAGCCGCCGCCGCCGACGAAGGCCCCGGTCCCGGCCGTGAGTTGGTCGGTGGTCGCGGCGCCGTCGGCGACGTTGGGGGAGGCTGAGGACCTGACCACGCTCGAAGACCCAGTGACGTTGTTCCAGCCCGCGCCGTTCCGGTTGTACTGGAGCTGGATCGTGCTGAAATTGTTCTTCGCGCACCCCGCCGTCTCCTGGACCTCGAAGCGGACGCGGACATTCGCGTCCTTGGCCTGGCTCCAGTTGACGTTCTGGTTCGCCTTCCAGGTGGCGGTCGTTTCGGAACCGTCGTCGTTCCTCCCCCGGAAGGCCTTCTGGTTCCAGGCGGCGGTGCAGCTCATCGCCGGGCCGCCTCTTCAATCGGAAGGTCGTTCATCGCCTTCGACATCACGTCCCGGAACTTGAGGTCCCCGATCATCCGGCCGAGCTTCACGATCTTCGCCCCCGGCTCGCCCAAGTGCTGCCAGAAGCCGGACGCATCGACGCCGGACCAGCGGCCGGCGTCGAAGATGTAGTAGTCCGAGCCGTGGGCCAGGCGCCGGCGGTGGTCCTCGTCGTACCAGGCCACGCAGATGACCCCGCCGGGCGGAGCGTCCTCGGCAGCCCCGTCCTCGCTCGAGAACGTCGAGCCATCGCCGTAGTAGATGCGCCAGTCGATCATGTGTTGAAGAGTTCCATGTCCTTCTCGAGGCGCGCGCGACCGCCCTCGGCGATGTACCGGGACTGGAGTTTCTGGAAGAGCGCGGCATCAACCTTGACGCCTTTCTCTCTCAAGGCGTCGCCTACGACCTTCTCGGCGTCCTCCTCGCGCACGGCTCCGAGCCCGGCATGGGCGAGGGCGTCCTCTTCCCCAAGCCCGCTGAATCCGGCCGCCTTGAGGACGCCGCTTAGGTAGACTTCGACGAACACCCCGTCGTGGGTGCCGGGGCGGTACTTGATCTCGTAGCCGGCCGCGAGGAGCGCAGCCCCGAAACCGGCAACGTCCACGAAGTGCCGCTCGTTCACCGGGTCGAAGCCGCAGTGCAGCCGGAGAATCCGGCTGATGGGCCCGGCCGCCTTGTGGGCCAGCTCCACCAACTGAGCGCGGTTCGCCGTCCTCATGAAACCCCCATCAAGCCAGGGTGAACACGCCCGAGGCGTGGGCCGCCACCGTCAAGGTGTTCCCGTCCGTAGCCGTCACGTCGGCGGGCGCCGAATCAAGCAGGCAGTAGTCGAGCACGTCCCCCGCGACCTCGTAGATCACCCCGAACCTGGCCGTGATGGAGCCTCCCGCGGCCGTCCAGACGGGGTCGGTCGAGATGTCGACGGTGACGGTCGTGGTCCCGGCCAGCGTCAACGTGATCGCGATGCCGCCGGTCGTGTAGCCGTTGGCGTTGGCGTGCTCGTTCGTGACGCCGGCGTAGGTCGTGGACGCGGCCCCGATGTTCGACGTGGACAGGAAGAGGGCCATCTTCCACGAATCCGAATCGATGTCGAACGTGCCGTTCAGCAGGCGGGTGCGCCCGCCGTTCGTGAAGGTCCATGCGCCGGCGGCCATCAGTCAATCTCCTCGGTGATAAAGCTCCCGTCGGGCCCCTTCGAGGTCTTCTTCTTCCTGGATTTGCGCTCGACAGGCGGCGGAAGATGGATCTCGGGTTTCGACTCGACCGTCACCTGCGCCGGGAGGACCGTCACCGGGGTCGGGAGGACCGCGGCGGGCTGGACCTCGACCCTGAACGGCGTCGGATCGACGTGGACCGGGGTCGGATTGACGGTGATCTCGTTAGTGACGTTCGTCACGGGGGCCTTCCCCATAAGCGTAATGTCGAGCGACACCTTCTGCCGGGACTCCTCGTCGCCTTCCTCGGGCTCCTGCTTCTCCGCGGGGGCGGGCGTGGCCCCGGGCGTGGGGGTAGGGGCGGGGGCCTCGGCCTTCTTCCCGGCGAACGGCTCCCACGGGACCTTGACGCCGGTCTCGGCCTCGATCTTCTTCGACCGGGCGATGGCATCGCGGATCTCGAGCTCGATGCCGGTGAGGACCTCCTCGCGGTCCCGGCCGAGCCCTCTCAGGACCTCGGAGTGCGTGCAGAAGGAGCGGTCGAGCTTGGCCCCGTAGGCCTCGGTCTCTTTGAGCTGGTCGATCCACGGGAAGGTGGGCTTGATCCATTCGTGGCGGAAGGGGTCGGCCTGGCCCGCCGGCGGCGCCAAGCGGTGGGAGGCCAGGGCCAGCTCGATGGCCCAGCGATAGACCTTCCGGTGGAAAAAGTGCTCGATCAGCACCTGCCAGCACTGGAAGGAGGTGTGGAACTGCTCGAGGACCGCGCGGCTCTGCGAGTAGTTCGACTTCGTCCAGTCGAGGAGGATGACCTCGAGGGGGAACCCGAGCGGGAGCCCGCCCAGGCGGATGAACATCATGAGCGAGGCGGTGAAATCCTTGCCCGGGATGTTCCGTTCCACGCCTTTTATCTCTTCGCCGAGCTCGCCGTGGAAGATGAGCGCCTGGTCGAGCTCGTGGACCCGCGAGGCGAAGTTTCCCTCCGTGTCGGACTTCGCGTCGTCCGGCTGGGAGGTCTGGAAGGCCAGCGTGCCCGCGCTCGAACGGTTGATCATGATGGCGATCCGGGCGAGCATCTGCCATGCGATCGCCTCCGAGTCGCAGACGTCCTTGATTCGGTGGAGCATGGGGAAGGACGACTGGCAGGGGGGCACGGCGCGGGCCATGGAGGGGCGCTCGGGGCGGGTGAGGAAGAGAAAGTCCTCCGTGGAGAGCTTCCTCGCCTTCGCGGTCTGGACGGCTCCCGTGGGCCCGTAGGGCGAGACCCAGTAGCCGATGATCGCCCCGTTCTCGGCGCGGACGAGGCCGTCGTCGTTCGCGGTCTGCCCGCGGACCTGCTCGGCCTCGATGACCTGGAGCTTGCCCCCTTTGACCTTGATGGCTCCGACGTCGCCGGCGACGAGCATCTCGCGGCAGATTTCCCTCTCGAGGCCCGGGCCGGACTGCAGGCCGCGGATGTCCGGCGTCTGCCAGAACTCTTCCCGCCAGTACCGCTCGGCCTCGCGGTTCCAGGCCTCATCCTCGGTGCGGGCCTGGAGGCCGAACCCGTTCCCGACGATGTAGGAGACCCCGCGCTCGATCATCCCCGAGAAGATGCCGTTGTCCCGCATGAACTCGCGGGCCTGGTCGAGCAGGCGCAGGCGGTCGTAGATGGCGTGGGAGTCGCCGCTCCCGGGGGTCGCCGAGCGGCCGTCCTTCGACATGATGCCGGCGGAGTGGTATCCGAAGGCCGTGTACTGGCCCTTGAGGCGGGTGACCTCGACCGTGTTCCGCCGGTCGGCCAAAAGGCGGCGCCCTTCCAGCCTCGAGGCCAGGCGCGGAGGGAGTTTTTTCGTCCGCTTCACAGCGCCCTCCCCCGGGTGAAGAAGGCGCGGCTCTCTGTGGCGGAAGAAGCGGACGAGGCGGTCGCCTCTTCCTTCTCCCTGGCCAGGAGCGCGGTCAGGTAGGCCTGGATCTCGGCGAGGTCCCGCGAGCGGCCTTCGACGCTGTAGCTGCCGCTCTTGATGGCGTTCGAGACTTCCTGGATGTGGAGGCGGAGGCGGCTGAGGCGGGTCGCGTCACCGGACGCGTATATGATCCAGTCCGAGTAGGTCCAGGCCGGCGCGGGCAACTCGCGTCCCTTCTCTCCAGGGAGCGCGGCCCCCGGAGGCGAGGTCCCTGGAGAGAACCTCAGCCTCCAGGGACCCTCGGCGGGGATCGGCCGCCTACGCTTGCACTTCTTTTACAGCGAACGGCTCGAGTGTCAAGCTGAAATCGACATTTGAGGCGAAAATGTTACCAAGTTTGGTAAAGGAGGCTCAAATAGTTGCTCCTTTGACCACGAAACGGCGGGAACAGACTGGGGCCAGGCACCGCCGATACTGGCTATCATCCTTCGTCGAATAGCTCATCGTGTTCGCGCTCCCGCAGCGCGGACAGCGGGCCCGCGTCGGAAACGCAAAGACGGGCCCCGCCGCCACGGGCACGGCGTCCACCGGGCGCGCATCCATGATAGGCGGCGGCGCCGGCGGCGCCAGGGCCGCGATGGCCTTCCCGGCCTTCTTCCTGCTCATCTCTCCCTCCATCCAGGTCTTATCTTCTGCCCTCTCCAGGGCCCAGGCGGTTCGTATAAGCGGCCGTCCCGTAATGCGTGAGCGCGACTTCGCGGGTGGCCCAGATGCGGGCGCCCCGTTCGCGGGCCATCCGCGAGAAGTGCCAATCCTCTGGCAAGACGCCGACGTGCGGCCCGTCGCTGGTCCCCCAGACAATCTTGTCCTGGATGGCGAACCAGACCTTGTCGGCCCCGGGCCACGACAGGTCGACGAGCATGAGCCCGGTATTAACGAGGAGGTCTGGGGCCGTGAACGTCGGATCGTAAGCCTCGTGGATCTCGGCGAGCGGCAGCCGGCGGGGCCCGCCGGGCAGGTCGAAGGCCGTGCTCGTGTCCCCGCTCCCGTCCTTGATGGGCGCAACCGCCGAGAGGATGTCGGCCTCGTGGGCGCGCATGAGGCGGAGCATCTTGTCGAGCCAGCGGGCCTCGGGCACGATGTCCGCGTGGACCATGGCGAAGTGGGTGACGCCGGGCCTCGATCGGACGGCGTTCACGTAGAGCTGGTTGAACCCGTACGCGAGGAGCGACGATCGGCAGTGCTGGACCGAAAACCGGTGCTCCTTCGTCGCCTCAAGGAGCGCCATGGCGAGGCCGACCTCGCATCGGCCATCGTGGGTCGGAACGCTGATGAGGACGTTCGCCTTTTCGATCACGACACCCTCCTGAGAACGGAAAGACTGTTGGCCCGGGCCTGGTGCTCCCAGCGGCCGGACCCGAGGAGGTCCTCCACCACCGCGATTACCCCGGGATAGGCGTACTGGCAGTCGTGGAAGGCCGCGAAGCCGCCGGCAGGGACGTGCGGCTCGAAGTGCTCGAAGTCCCGCCGCACATTCGCCTCGTCATGCAGGCCGTCGATGAAGAGGAGTCCAATGGGTCCCCAGGACCACTCGACCTCGTAGGACCTCCGTCGAAAGGGGAATACTTCGAGCAGGAGGCGGGCCCGCACGAGGGTGTCCTGGAACTCCTCGAAGGTGGAGGGGCCGCCGGCGCCGCCGGTGACCTCGCCCTCGTGCGGGTCGACCGCGAAGACGCGGCGGCCGGCCACGACCTTGGCCGCGGCGCCGAGAAGGCACGTGCTCCGGCCCTTCCAGCTGCCGACCTCGACGATGGCGCCGGAAGAGGCGAGGGCGGCGTCGAAGAGCAGCGCCCCCTCCTCGCGCGTGAACCAGCCTTCAACGGTCTCCATGAAGTCCAGGGCCCGGTCCTTGTCCATTCTGCCTCCCCCTGTTTCCCGCTCAATACTGCGTCCGGATCCTGCTCTCCGGGTTCGGGGTCGCCGCGGCCGCCGCGGCCGGCGCCGGCCGCTTCGGCGCCGGCGGGCGCGGGATGAGCTTGATCCCGAGCATGTCGGCCGCGGCGCGCGCCCCCACCAGGCAGTCGAGGTAGTGGTTCGCCCGGGACTCCACGACCCAGTAGACGATCGGCTCCTTCCCGACCGGCTGCTCGACGTGGCGGCGCTCGGCGGTCACCTGCTGGGCGAACTTCCTCATCGCGTCGTCCGTCTTCGGCCAATTAAAGAGGGTGATCGAGCCGGGGCTCCCGACCGGCGCCGTGAAGCCGTCGTGGATCACGCCCTTCCAGTAGTCGGAATGGACCTCGACGAGCTGGATCCCCTGGGCCTGGACCGTCACGGTCCATTCGTTCCCGACTTGGCGCCCCGGGCCTGACGCCCGGGGCGCGCGCCAGTGCTCGCGCTTGCTCGTGCCGAAGCCCTTCGAGGCGAAGTAGCGGCCCTGGCCGCTCTCTCGGACGAACTCGTAGACGACCTCGTGCTCGTAGCCGGAGTCGACGAGGACGAGGTCCGGGCGGCGGCCGAAGAGCCAGCCCGGGGCGATCCGGCTGTCGCGGAAGCCCCGGAGCGCCGCGAGGACGGCGAGGGGGTCGTGCCCCTTGGTCCGGTCCCCGGGGACGTCGATCTTGCCAAAGTCGGCCACGTGGCCCGAGGCGTCGGCCTGCCAGGCGACGAGCGCCCACCAGCAGGCGTAGCTCCCGACGTCGATGAAGAGGGTCACCTTCTCGGCGCGCTCGGGCATGACACCCCGCGCGTGGCCCGTCATCTTCCGGAGGACTTGGTCGGCCTCGAGCCTCCTGAAGTCGAGCATCTCGCCCGAGTAGGGCCGGGCCCAGACGAACTGCATGAGGCCGCGCCTCACCTCGTCGTCGGCATTGTCGGCCTTGAACTCCTTCTCGGCGATGTCGGCCTGGGTGAGGAAGCTCGAGGCCCCGGCGGTCCAGCGGAGGCCGAAGGTGTTGGTCGCCGGCGGCTCCCCGACCACCTGGCCCTCTGCGTCCACCGACTGGGTCTTGGCCACGATCCGGGGCGCGCGGAGCGCGGCGCGCCGGTCGCTCTCGGTCCAGGGCCTCCCGCAGCCCGGGCAGACGAACCTCCCGTGGGCCCGGGCCTCGACGACGTCCGGGGCGCCCTGCCAGCCCTGGAAGTGCTCGCGCTCGAGGGGCGCAGGTTTGGCGCAGGCCGGGCAGTCGAAGTAGAGCGCCCCCCCCGTCCCGAACTCCATCACCTCCTGGTGGATGCTGCCCTTCTCGATCGACATCGTGCATTCGCCGTAGGTCCGCGCGTATTCGCCATAGGAGGACGTCCGGGCCTCGATCTGGGCGACGGGGCCCGCCTCCCGCGAGGCCTTGCCCGGGCGGTCCATCTTGTCCATCTCGGTCATGATGACGACGCGTGATGGGTAGACCGACCGCTGGTGGTCCCCGCCGCCGGCGCCCATGAAGCGCGCGATCGCGCCGTTCCCGAAACGGAGGGCGAGCCCACGGCCCCCGCGGGAGCCGGCGCCGGCGCGCGGAAGGAACTCCTCATAGCGGCTCGACCGGATGGAGGGGAGGAGCCGGTCGTGGTAGATCGACTGGGCGATCTCCGCCGTGGGGGCCCCGAAGATCACGCTCTCGCCGATCTCGAAGAGGTGGTACATGGCCGGGATTATGTAGCCGAGCAGCGTCTTCCCGCTCTGGGTGGGGCCCGAGAGGAAGAACCGCCGGTAGCGCGGCCGGTCGTACTCCTCAAGGACGAGCCGCGAGAACGGCATGAAGTCGGAGCGGAAGCGGAGCCCCTGGCGGGGGCCGTCGGGGAGCACGACCTCCCGTTCGGCGAACTCGAGGAAGGGCCGCCGGCGGGCGGGCTTGAGGATCTGGAAGGCCGTGCGCCGGAAGTCGAGGACCAGGGCGGGGGCGGCGCTCATGATGTCGCGACCTCCGATGCGGCGGCGGCCGGCGCCGGCGGGGCCGGGAGCTCCGGCGCAGCCGCGGCCGCGGGCGCGTCCGGGAGGGGCGCGGGGAACCGGAGTTCGGTCGCCCGCTCCGCGCGCTCGACCGCCTCCCGGATCGCGTCCGTCACGCCCGGCCCGTGGGCCCGCCCCACGGCCTCGAGCTCGGCCCGGAGCGATCCGAAGATGACCTGCAACTCCTCGCGCGCCTTCTCGATCGGGAGGAGCCGGCCCTCGGCGACGTCGTTCTTCCGCTTCGCCTCCCGATACCGCTCGTTCCTCCACTTCTCCAGGGCCTCGCTCGTCTGGCCGTCGTCGAGGAGGGCG